TAAATACAAATGCCGATTTTGTGCGGTATCCAATTTAAAACCTTACCGAGAAGTTGATTTATCCGAAATAGAACCTTTGATAAAAAACGCAAAAACAAAAAAAATCAGTGCCTTTTCTCCTGAACCGACGCTACACTCACGAAACATAGAAATAACAGAACTTTGCCATAAGTACGGAAAAACGCGACTTGATACCGATGTCAGGCTTGATCGTATTGAAAGGCGACACGACGATGGAGGTTTGTTGCGATGTGGGATAGAGGGAGTAAGTGAAAGGTTGCGTAAATCCGTAAATAAAGGATATTCAAACGATTTTATTTATGAATCAGTAAAAAAAGCTATAATTAACAAAAGGCCCGGAATGCTGTTTTATTTAATTCTTGACCTGCCAGGAGAACGAAATGAAGATTTTGAAGAATTTAAAACGTTGTTGCATCGAATTGAGGATATTGAAGGGTGCGAGGATTTTCTTCTTGTGCCGTCACCATCTGTTTTTATGCCGAATCCACATACTCCGATGGAGTATGATGAAATACATTGGGACCGGGACTATATAACTTTGTGGCGGCATTTGTTCCGGGATGAGGTCGGCAGCGGTGAAAGACCGTGGAAGTTTATGATGGCGGAACGAGCAAGGGTGTTTGGACCGACCGCGCGGGTTTTGTCGATGTTGTCCACCAGGTCTGGGGATGAATTTTTTGAAATTGAACGCGAATTATCGCGCAAGAAAATTATATCAATATCCGGAGGGCGTGTTAAATGTAATTCTAAAAATGCGCTTATTAAGACGCTTGAACAATTCGGCGGGGTTGAAAAATATACAGGGCGCCGGGATGAATCCGCAGCGCCCTGGAAGGTTTTGAAATTTAAGCAGCTTTCTTCTTTTCAGGTTTCGGCGGTTTTAGATCCTGAAATTTCTGGTGGAGATCCGGGGCGAGATGTTTAAAAAAAGTTGCTATCCACTGATTTTTGTGAAGCGGGAGAACATAGATTGGGATGACTTTTTCAATGCGTTCAACCGATGTGTCCGGGTTGTTATTCACAAACTCGGCGGCTTCTTTGGCTTTTTTTGTTGTCATGGAATCCTCCTTTTTTGGTTGATTTTTTAGGGCTTGCATCTTTGCAACTCCTTTCAGCTCTTTGAAAATTTGCTTGGCGTTATTTATTATTCCATTTGTATGATTTACAATTTGGGCACGCCTTGGGTTTTTCGGTTCTGGCTATCCACTGGTAGTTGCATTTTTTACAGGTATTTTTTTCCATGTTTCCTCCAATAAAAAACGGCTCCCGAGGTTTCCCTCGAAAGCCGTTGCGTTGATGGTTATCGGTGCGGTGGCTTAGACGTTCAAGATTTTGCCGACTTGCTCAATTACATCCTGATTTTTGCACTTGTTCAGCGCATCCCGGACTTGGCGGAGGCGCTTGGTTATGGGGTCGGGCTGATCAGTATCAATAGGGTTTTCGCCGAAAATATCCTCATAATCGTCGGCGTTTCCGGCGTAATTTTCAAACATTTCTTTTGCTTCGGCGATGGTCAATGGCTCTATATTGGTGTGTTCGCCCTGCCAGCATGTTTCATTATAAGCAAAAAATTTTCCTAAACCAGTTTTGTAAAGCGTTGTGCATCGACCGCAGTTCATTCGGTTTGAGCCGTCGCGAAAAGTGTTGTCGGCGATAGGATCGGCGGTATCTGTGTTGTACAATTTACCATTTATGACTCGTTTCATTTTTCACCTCGTTCGGTACCCATTTGGGCTGTGATTGGGTTTTGGGGTCAGTGTAGCTCCCGACCACCGGGTTGATTCCCAGTCGGGCCTTAACCCGTATTTGTTTTGCTCAAGCGTATGCTTGAGCAATATAGTCCGCTGATTCTTGATGCGTCAGATCGTATTCGATTTGCAAACGAAGCTGAAAGTTTGAAATTTCGCCCCAGTCCATTTTTAAAACGGCTTTTTTTTGATATTCCGGCATGACGTGTAATTCGTTAAATTTTTTCATGTTTTAGCTCCTTGTTTTGGGTTAATTGTTATTGTTAATACTAATATAATCATAATAATAAGCAATGTCAAGCTTTATTTTCAATTATTTTGAATTTTCTTTTGTAATAATATCAATAAGTTGCTATAATATGGTAAAAAACATCTAAAAAATAGGTAAAAACAGGAGCTTAAAACATGTCACGAGGCGGATACCGCCCAGGAGAAATGAATTATGTTTAAAATGGAAAGAAGGTTCACAATTTATAAAGCAACAAATTTGGCTAATGGGAAAACCTATATTGGGCAGACAGTGGGGGAATTTAAGCGTAGAAAGGCGGACCATGTAAGAAAAGCAAATGCCGGGTTGTATCCATACTGTTTTCATAATGCCATAAGAAAATATGGTCCGGATGTCTTTATATGGGAAATAATATGCTCGTGCTCATCAAAAAACAAAGCAGATGCAATGGAGGTTGAGTTTATAAAAACTTTCAACTCTAAGGTTCCGTCAGGATACAATATGACTGACGGAGGGGAAGGCTCTGTTGGTTATCATCCTTCTGAAGAAACAAAGAAAAAGAACAGTAAGGCCCAAAAAATGTTTATTCAGAGGACGGGAAGGGCAAACTTTTTAGGAATGAAGCATACAGCCGAAACAAGGGCAAAAATAACGGCGGCGCAGACAGGCAAGAAAAGGGGGCCGCATTCCGATGAACATAAGGAAAAAATAAGAAACGCTCTACGTGGAAGAAAAATACCAGAAGAACAGAAAATTAAGATCAGCAAGGCGCTTATGGGATATAAACATTCTGCTGAAAGCCGCGCCATTAACGGCAAGGCCCATAAGGGGCTTAAACTTTCGGATAGTGCAAAGGAAAATATGAGAAAGGCATGGGTGGTAAGAAAACAAAAAAGCAATACCGGGCATAGTTATCTTAAGACAGGGTTGCCGGATTATAGGGGGAGGGCGCAACTATGAGGGGCGGTTACAGGCCGGGGGCCGGACGTAAAAAGGGTCAAAAAGACGCGAAACCACGCAAAGGATCGCCGAGGTTAGCAGAGCAGGAACAGCTTTTAATCGAGCAGGAAAAGATCCGGGAAATGTTGGCGTACGGAACCAAGGCCAAGGCGCGGTTTTATCAAGAGTTTTTAGTTAGGATGGGCAAGGGCGAAAAGTTATCTATCGCAGAAAAAAAGCTGTTTGAAAAGCTCGGGTTAGACCTGGAATCCGAAGTTGACGGCGGAAAGCCGAAAGATGTCGTGACCGGGGAAGACCTGGAAGCGGGCGAATATCTGCGCCGGGTGTGGAACGATCCGGGCATGGACGCTGCGCTGCGTATTCGGGCCGCTGAGATAATCGTTAAGGGGTCAGGTGAGGGCATGGGAGCCAAAGAACGGATGAACGAGAGGGCCAAGACCGCGGGGGCCGGGAAATTTGGAGCCGGAGCCGCGCCGCTAAGGAGGGTGAAGTGATGGATTTAGGATACGAACAACTTAAGGCTTTAAAAATATTGAGGGACAAACCTGGCATAGAGGCGTCGGCCTTGGCAAATCAGGCGGATTGTTCATGGGATGAATTAATCTTTTTAGGTCAAAAAGGCTTAATAATTTATGACGATAAGCTGTCGTCAATGATAACCGAAGCGGGGAGGCGAGAGATAGTGCAAGCCGAACTTGATGATATAATATGACATGGAGTACAAGCTGCCTAGACTGGCAACGCCGCGTCATCGCCGGAGAAACCCTGATCACGTTCCCGCCGCTATTTCCGAAATATGCTGAAAAAGCTCTTTCGATGTTTAGCGCATTGCGGTTGGTAGATGTTCAGGACGGTCCGACGTATGGCGAAGTGGGGCGGCAATGGGTGTTTGACTTTGTAAGCGCTGTTTTCGGCGCCTATGATCCGGGACCGGAAAATGAGGACGAACTACCGAGCGTAACGGCAGGCCGCCGCTTAATAACAGAGTTTTTCCTGTTAATCAGCAAAAAGAACTCAAAATCAAGTACCGCTGCAGGAATAATGTTGACGGCATTATTGTTAAACTGGCGCGATTCTGCCGAGTTCCTTATTTTAGCACCGACAGTCGAGATCGCCAATAATTCATTTTATCCGGCCCGCGACATGGTTAAGGCAGATCAGGAGCTTTCTGACCTGCTCCATGTTCAAGAACACTATCGCCAGATCACGCACCGAAGGTTTGGATCAGTTCTAAAAGTTGTAGCTGCGGACTCCGAAACGGTAGGCGGCAAGAAGGCCACAGGCGTTCTGATCGATGAATTATGGCTTCTGGGCAAGAAGCCGAATGCCGAGAACATGCTGCGGGAGGCCTGCGGGGGGCTGGCATCCAGGCCGGAAGGGTTCACGATTTACCTGTCAACGCAATCAGACGAAGCGCCTGTAGGGGTATTCGCCCAAAAGCTGGAATATGCCAGGGGGGTCCGAGACGGCAAGATTGATGATAATCGCTTTCTGCCGGTCATTTACGAGTTCCCGCCTGACATGATAAAAGACAATAAACATCTTGACCCTAAAATGTTTTATGTTACAAATCCGAACCTGGGCGCGTCGGTTGATGTGGAGTTTATTAATCGAGAGTTTAAGAAAGCCGAGAATGACGGCATCGAATCAATGCAGGGGTTTTTATCGAAACATCTTAATGTGCAGATTTTAACATCATTAAGGGCGCAGAGATGGACTGGGGCCGATTTTTGGGAAGCCGCTGGCGGGGTTGTCACGCTGGAGTTAATATTTGAACGGTGCGAGGTGATCGAGATCGGAATTGACGGCGGCGGCCTGGACGATTTGCTGGGGTTTGCGGTCCTGGGCAGGCTTAAAGATTCGCAAAACTGGCTTTTGTGGACTCGGGCATGGGCGAACCCTATCGCACTGGAGCGGCGCAAATCAGAGGCGGCAAGGTACCGGGACTTTGCAAAAGACGGCGACCTGGTAATTGTTAGTGAGATAGGCCAGGATATTCAGCAGATTGGGGATATCGTTGACAAATGTGAAGCGTCTGGATTGCTTGACAGGATTGGAGTTGATCCGGTCGGGATTGGCGATATCGTGGACGAGGTCGAGTTCAGAGGCATTGAGCATGACCGGGTGGTAGGGATCCCGCAGGGATGGCGAATGAGTGGCGCAATCAAGACGCTGGAGCGTCGGGTGGCGGAGAAGACGATCCTTCACGGCGGCCAGGCACTTATGGCCTGGTGTGTCGGCAATGCGAGGGTTGAACCCAGGGGTAACGCTATAATTATTACCAAGCAGGCCAGTGGAACCGGCAAGATTGACCCGTTGATGGCGACCTTTAACGCTACTGCCCTAATGGCGATGAACCCCGAGGCCAAGAGTGGGCGGTCAATTTATGATGGCATGACAACCGAAGAAATTGTTGCCCGCATGAAGTTATAAAACCCCTTGACATCTTTTGTTTCGTATGATAAGTAAGTTTTAGGAGGTAACAATATGAAACCAATAAAAATAAAATGTGTCAAATGTGTCAAATGTGGCCATGAGTGGCTTCCCAGGGTGTGGCCTGTCAAGATGTGTCCTCGATGTAAAACCTATTATTGGGAAAAGCCAAAAATCGTGGCGAAATGATAATTTATAAAATCACAAACCAAATAAATGGAAAGTTATATGTTGGTCAGGCGGCAGGAACACTTAAGGGCCGAAAATATCACCATATACGAGATGCGCTTGTTAATAATAGCAAGTGTGCCATTCACAATGCTATAAGAAAATATGGAGTGGAAAATTTCAAATTTAAAACACTTTTTATTTGTGATTCAAAGGCTGATATGAACAAAAAAGAAAAAGAAACCATTAAAACAATGAAATCAAAAAGACCAATAGGATATAATTTGACAGACGGAGGTGAAGGAGCTTTTGGTTATAAACATACTGAAGAATCAAAAATAAAAATAAGTGCAGCGAATAAGGGTCGGAAAATGTCAAAAGAAGAAAAGGAAAGAAGAAAAAAAACCCATTCCCATGCGAAAATGAGTGAAGAACTCAAGGAAACTCTACGCAAACTTAGTAAAAAAAGGAAAATGACAGCTGAACAAAAGGTTATAATGTCACGATTAGGTAAAAAACATTCGGCAGAGACAAAAGCTAAGATGAGCAAAGTCCGTAAAGGCAAGAGTATAAATCTTGGGAAAAAAGCTACTCTTGAAACAAGATTAAAATTAAGCGCAGCACATAAAGGCCACTGCCGAAACTTAGGAAGCAAGAGGTTAGATGAAATAAAAGCAAGAATGAGCATAGCTCAACTCTTGCGATTTAAAAAACAACGTGAAAAGGCTGAAACGGTTAAATAATGAAGCAGTTTATCATTTACAAAGTGACGAATCAGGTTAACGGGAAAATCTATATCGGGCAGACGGTATATTCGTTGAAATATAGGAAATCACAGCATATAAACAGCGCAAAGAATGGCGCTCCGTATCTATTCCAACGAGCTATAAAAAAGCATGGGGAATGTGCGTTTACGTGGGAAATGATTTGTTGTTGTTCATCAAAAGAAGAATCAGACGCAAAGG